CGCCGAAACACCCGTAAGAGTGAGGTTGGCGTCGCCCGTAACCGTTAAACTGCCCGTCGCAGTGGCTGCCGAAACACCAACTGCCGGAACCTCTATCTTAACTTCTACACTACCCGCTGCGGTGGCCGCCGAAACACCCGTTAGCGGAACGTCTATCTTAACTTCTACACTACCCGCTGCGGTGGCCGCCGAAACACCCGTTAGCGCAACGGAAAGAGGACTATTCCAAGCCCCCTCGTTCCAAGTCCCTCTACCCCAGCCGGTAATCAGGGCCATTACGCAATCCGTATCAGTGCGCTGTTAGCGTCGTTGGTAGGCATCGTAACCGTAAAATCCCCAGCACTCGATGAGGAATCCCCCCCAAAATTAATCACGCAAACAGAGGGTTTGGCCGCGTGGGTGGTGTCTCCTGCGGTTCCTGCGTTAGCTAAGGTAGAGTTGTATATCAACGCGCCGCGAGCGTTGGTGATGGTGGCATTGCTAAAAGTAACGTCAGCCATGTCAATAAACGCCGTGGGAACAGAACTGCTGTTGTCCCCAAGTCCTATCGTTGCACTGGCTAGAGACGCCCCGCCCGCAGTGTAATTGGTGCCACTTACTTCAGCGGTGGCGACGTATCCCGTTGTGTCCGCATCAAAGGCCGAGGAGTTCGTGTACATAGCAAACTTGAAGGTGTCAGCAGCAATAGAAGTTCCGTCACCCCGAGAATGAGTGGTCCAGAAATGGATACCGGCATTAATTTCTTTTTTGTACGACCCGCAGATCGCGGAGGTTCCAATAGCCATTACAGTCTCCTTATGATCTCGGCCATGTCGTCATGGCCCTGTTGCTTCATTAAAGCCCAGATTGTAGTTCTCTCACTTTGTGCCATCTTCTTCATATAAAACACTAACACTTCTTTAAGGCGTTCTCTATGAGCGAATGCTTGGTCCCGTATGACCGGCGGCGCTGTGTCCGAGACGACCATTATCTTGTTTAAAGCCATTTCAGCGATCTGTTCCGGTGAATGGCCTCCATTATTGGACGTAAAAACTAAGGCATTGCCCATTTCGCTTGTTGCCAGACTTCCAGCCATTACTGAAGTTCCCGCCTAACTCGATCATAACGATACTCATCCCGTGTCTGCCTACCCTCGCCTAAGTTCTTCAGCCACTCAAGAGATTCTACAAACCTGTCCGTATATTGTTTTAAGAGATCCGGCTCACCCTTCATAAAGGTATAGGCTTCCACGAGGCTTCCGTACAAAAGACAAAGTTCAGCGTTTGTGCCCAACCAACTAGTTCCATCGCCAGACGCTGTTATAGAGACGGGTCGATATAAATAATGAAGCTCCATTGTGTAGCTGGAATCCGGGGTGGGAGCCAACAAGAAAGTGGCTTCGTCCCAGTCTGCGTAATACTTTGGAACCCCCGTGGTTGCGGGGTTGGGCGTGTAGTCCTGCAACAAGGTGGCTTGTTTATACAGCAGGAACTCTTTGCTGGACCCGTTGGTGACGCTCAATGAGTTCTGCGCCAGAAAATCACTCGGTTTTGCAAGATAGGCATTACCGGAAGACGCCGTGCCCTGCGAGGACTTTCTGAAAACGTCTAGCTGGCACTCTTTTAGAATGCGTTCTTCCGCATTGAGGATGAATCGGCTTAACTGGCTAACAAAGGTACTCTCCGTATTATCGGTGTAGTCCTGTATAGCTGTCTTCAAGGTAGTGAAAGTAAAAGCCATTTTATGCACTCACCGTTACAGGCCCAGAGGAAGCCGTTCCGCCGCCCCCTTGGACAAAACCCGTGGAAGCGGTCTCCCCGCTCACCGAAAAGGTATAAGTATCCGTATCCACTACGGTTATGGAGTAGCCGCTGGAATATTCTAGCGTATCTTCTGTGAAGCCGTCAAAAGCTTCGCAAGATCGAAAACGAACCACATCTCCCGTGCTTCTACCATTTCCAGGTTCTGTGGCAGTAATAACCGAAGAACCTTGGGTGGCGGACCTAAAGGGATTGAACGGAAGCAAGACCTCCACAGGAGGTTCCGTTCTATCTGGTCGCGGATCTTGCAGTGCTTGAGGGTCTGCTTTATGGCTTACAACCATCAACTGGGGGTGCTTTGACTCCCACTCGTCCTTACCAACAAGCATGCCCGTCCATTCCTTACGCATATTCTTTAAGCGATATGCGGCACCCGAGCGGTCTGAAATCCCCAAGGCGTTTTTATTTGATGCGAAGCGGGCCATTATGACAGAGAACTCATGTAACCATAGGAAGGGACAATGTTAAAGCTGGCTCTGTCTCTGTCTTCCTCGGCGGCTCTAAGAAATTCTTCCTCATAGACAGCTTTTAATTGCTGCATCCTATCCGGCGCTCGTTTCATAGAAATATAATACGCAAGGCCCGCCGCAAGGCATGGGTAGAATCTGAACGGAACTTCTAAAGTGTTCCCAGAAGCGTCGGCGTCATCAATACGAACAAGGCGGTCATATATCAGGACATCGGTGCTGTTCTCTGGGGTGGGCCACACCTTAACAAGGGGCGTTATCTTTCTGTCTACATAGAACTGAGTAGGCCTGCCCGTACTAGACTTGGTCGGAATATTCAAATATTCGTCTCGACTAATTCGACTGACCGATATATCGGAGCCACTACGTCGTACCACGGCGGACAATATATCAATGGTCGACTGAACATCGGTAAGGCTGGGACTTGCACTGATCGTGGTGCTAGCCAAACTGGTTCCACCTGTTACCGTCTCCCCGGACGTGAACGTACCAGAAGGCACTGTCAGAGTTAGCGTTGTGGCGCTCGGCTTTGTTATGATGGATGCTGTTACGGCGCTGGTTCCACCTGTTATCGTCTCCCCGATGGTCAAGCTTGCGGAAGACCCAACAGTGGCTGTTATGGTTCCTACGGGATATGACGAAATACCAGAAGCAACGGTCTGGCTGACTTGCTCCATGGTCCAGCGGTTTAGGCCGCGATTGGCCCAATCTGCAAACAGGAAATTCATGGACCGGCGAGCAGTTACGGCATCGTACCCAGTGCGGAACTCAAGACCACAACGCTCAAAGGCTTCCTCGACGTAGTCCGCCACATTAGGCTCAAAATCCTTAGACCCGGAAACCGCCATAGTATGAGAAACCTTTCATGTTAGCCCCAAAGGGCGCTCTTTATCGCAACCCCTAATTGTCCTAAAACCATTAGCCCCACGGCCCACATGACCCTCTGGGACCCGTCCAACGACTTCTGTATATGGTACAGGTCGTTGGTTTTTATGGTGTCCAGCTTCTGATTCAACAGCTTGAGGTCTCCACGAAGCTCAATGATCTCCAACTCATTCTTGCGCCCCAGGTTCTCCGCCATTTCTCTGTCCTACCTCAGTACTGTTTCAAACAGTAGAGCACGATTGAATACGTGTCCCCACTGCTGTGTCCCACTGTTGTAAGTTGAATGTCTCCCGTCTTACCACCAGAGGCAGCAGCATTGGGAAGACCGCTCATGTCAGAATAGTCTAGGGTGTCTGAGTAATCCGCCGGAAGTTCCGCCGCAATAACGTCGGTGGAAGCGTCCCAGAGAAGTTTGACCCCCATCCCGACATTGGTGAACGTGATCTTCTCAATACGAACCCCGGTGCAGGCCGTCCCGTCTTGCAGGGACGCGAGCGCAGACACGTCTACTTTAACAACCGCAGCTTCACCGGTTCCGTCGCTTGTGTTAGTACAGTAGATAACAGCCTTTCTGGGGCCGTCTTCTACCGTTGTAGCCGTTACAGCATCTGCCATGTCGAACTCCTTATGAAAGGGTGGGAGCGGTTAAACCCCCACCCAAAACAAATTAACCCTACGCAATAGTAGCGATAGGAGTGGACAGGGCCGTTGCCATCCAAGTGGAGTTGGTTCCGTCATCGACAACGCAGGTCATCGAGATACGGGCGTTAGCTACCGTTGAGTTTGGCAAGGTCAACGTATCCCCCGCTACATCGCTAACGGCGTTAGCCGCTGTACCTGCCACAAGTGACAACATGCCTTGGAAATTAGATACTGCACTGCCCGGAAGTACGAATGTAGTTGTTACGCTTCCGCCGACAGCTACAGTAAGCTGAAAGTCATACGTCACACCTACGTTGCCTGTAGACAACGCGGGAAGGTTAACAATATTTGCTGCTGCACCGTTAATCAAAAACAAAGTTCCTGATTGAGCCGCCGTCAAGGTCTCGGTTTTTGCCGTAGCCGCATTGAAGTCTGTGTTAACAGAGCGTCTGGCAGTAACATAACCACTAGTGGTTATGTTGCCGCTGCCGTCGATGTCAAGATTGGTAGTAACCGCGCCCGTTGCCGCAGCAACAGAAATCTGTTCAAAGCCGTTTTCTGAACGGACGGGACCGTTAAAAGTCGTATTAGCCATCTTCATTCTCCTTACGAGAGATATGCCCTAGAGTCTTCGTAAGCGTCTGCTGGGACAGTCGCTAGGGCTATGATTCCCAGAAAGTGGGGGAGAGTTTCCCCTCCCCCTTTTTCTTACGCCGCTCCGGGGGAACCGAAGATGCCGCGAGGATCGGACCAGCCAAACGCATAGCGTTCGCGAGCCTTATACCGCACGTTACCAGTGTCGAAGTCGCCTTCCATAGAAGTCCGCACAGCCGTCCGGTTGAACCCTTTCAGGCCGTTCGGAGCATCCGTCAGGATAAAGAAGGCATCCGTATCGCTCAGGAAGTGATTAACGGCATAGCCTTCCGGAAGCATACCCATGTTCCGCGTAGCGTTAATGTCGTTATCCGCAGTACCTGGACGAAGAGTGGATTCAAGCAGACGATCCGCAGTGAACTGAAGTTCTTTAGGAACAATCAGTTTCATTCCGCGAACCGCAACCTTGAGGCCCCGCTCATCAACAAAGCTAGCGATGTCGATCAGAGACTGTTCAAGACTGGTCTCGTTGAGATCGGCTGCGGTGGATAGCTCATTCCGGAAAGTGCTTCCGGAAACAAGCGGATGGTCCGTAGCACAAAGCTCTTTCGCATCTCCACCCGTGTAGGTGCTGTCAAACGCATTGTTAAGAACCGCTGCGGCCTTAACCTGTTTCGTCTGACTCATGCTACGTGCAAGGGCCTTTGTATACCGGCTAGCAAGCCGGTCATAAAGGTTGTCCTCAACAGCTTCTTCCGTGATAGAGAAAGCAAGCGCGATTGTTTCCATTGTGTAACGAGCAGTATAAGCTTCCTGCGCGTCATCAAAGGATACGGCACCACCTTCTGACTTAGTCGGCGCACTTCCAAAACCGGAAAGCATCACCTCTTCTTCAAAAGCACGGTCAGAACTTTCCATATTAAAGATCTGCTCGTGCTCGCGATCATATTGATCGTACTCCATTCCGAACAGTGCGTTCAGGCCGGGTTCCAACTCCTTTACAAGTTGGGCTCTACTAATAGCCATATCTCAGTTCTCCTATACGCCGGTAGTTGAAACAGTACCAGCAGCAATGGAACCCGTAGGTGCATTAAAGCTGTTGTTCAACCGCACAATTGCCCCGATTCCCGCTGACGCAAAGTCCTCGTTCATCGAATCTTGGACCCAACCCATAACCCGTAGCGTAAGGCTATTGGTTGTGGCTAGAGTGCTGATAGCCAAACGACCCAACGAGACACCAGTGGCATCGGTGCCCGTAACACCCGTGGAAGTACTTGCATTCAAAAACACACTTGCGCGCGCCGTTGCTTTGTTCGTCCACGTAGCGTCAGTCGCGACTACATACAACTGACTAGGGTCGTCATTGATAAAGGCTTTAATCGGGTGGTTACTATCCGCCCCGGATCCGGGCCAGTAATTACTCCAAGTGGGTTTTCCCGTGGTGCTAGAGACATACTCGCATCCTTGAAATACACCCAGAGCACTAACAGTTCCACCAGCGGCATTAGATGTATGGTCGATATACCCCGAAGCGAGGGGACCG